TTAGTATTGCTGCCCGTAGGCGGCGTAAACATCAGTTTCATTGGCTCCAAAGCAGGTTATTGATAGGATGCCACACTTCCCTCCCGTGGTCGCAGTTGGTTTGGTGCCGACCCATGTCCAAGAGGATGGAAACGTCAACGTCCTCGCCGAGGCATCCGACCAAAGAAGGATTGTCATCGCACGCCCCAAGGCCTTGTTGCTTGTCGTAAAAGTGATCGTCCCCGAAATACTAACCAGCAACCGGTAGTCGATGCAGTTCGCCATGAAGTCCAAATTGACCGTGGCGGCTCCGCCCCCGTAAGTGAGATAGGACGTGTTCCTCGTTTGGAGTGTGGGCAGATTCAAGAGGTCGTTGTAGTTATTGGTGGCGGGGGTGGCCATCGGCATGGAACCTTTCAGCACCCCGCTCAAGTAGTAATTCATGGTGTTGGTGGTCGTGTTCCATTCGATATAGGCATTGGCCGAGAGCGTTAGGCGCGGGAAGCCGCTCGTGCTGTTAACGCCAAAGTTGAGGCCGCTGCCAAGGATGACGTTGCCGTTTGCGTCTATTTGGGCATAACCTCCGGCCACGCCAAGGCCTTGAAGCAGGGTGTTGAAGGCGTTGACAAGCGTCAGCAGATCGCTTCGGGCGGCAGCAGGATTCGCGGAACCGGTTGCAAGGTTCGTGGTGGGGACTGGAGTTGTGGGGAATTGGTAGGGCATAAAATCAGAGGCCGGTGACAATGACGTCGACCACGGCGTCGGCAAGGACATTGCTGCCGTTGAAAAGATTAATGAGCGGCCCACTTACGGATTTGTTGACCACGTTAAAGGTATAACCTGGGTAATTGCCGACAAAGATGACCTGTACGCTCGTGATGAGGTTATAAGTCTTCATCAGGGGCACGGTAAAGACGCCGGTGCTGGTGCGTGTGCTGACCGTCGCGCTCGTGAGGTTCGTGACGGTTTCACTCTTGGGGTTTCCGCTCGCGATGATCTGCTCGGAGAAAATGATCGGCGGCAGGCTGTTCGCCGAGGCCACCTGTGTTTGAATCTGAAAGTACCGCGCGGTATAGGTGGCATTCACCCCCTGCCAGCCTGTCCAGGTGGAGTTGTCATTGGAGGTTTTGATTTGATAGGTTGGCGTCCCTTGGCAATTCGCCGTCACAAGCGGCGTAAAGGCCAGTATCGATCCCAAATCGTAGACCTGAGAGACATAGGTGATGGGGGTATTGTAGTTTGAAAGCCAGTTTGTCCAGGCATCCCACGTGGCGGGCAAGGCCGTCCAAGTCTGCGTGGTCGTGGGCTCAATCCAACCATCGCTGCGGGCGGCGCCATTGGTTATCGTGCCCTGCCAGCCGGAGAGGTTCGGGTTGTAGATGGCAATGGCACCCGCGATGCGCGGGCTGCCGATCGTCATGGCGGCCAGATAAACAGGCGTCGATTGATTGCCTGACGTATCCACCGAGATGATCCCAAAACGATAGGTGCCCGCCGCAAGTTGGTTTGTCTCGTAGGGATTGGCGACAATGCCGCCGTTATTTAAAAGCGACATCTGCGAAAAAATTGCGGAGAGGTTCGTGGAATAGCCCACGAGACACCCCGCAAAGTCCGGATCGGTCGGTTTTATCCAGGAGAATTGCCTCGTGCCATCCGGCTGCACCACCAGATTAAAATTGGTCGGCGGGTTCGGCGCGGCGGTTTTACCAATGATCGTATAGTTGGTGAGAGTCACCCACGTGGAATAGACCCCCAGCACGCTCACGGCGGCTATGCGGAAGTCGTACTGCGCTCCGTCCTGCACATCACTCACGTACTCCTCAATCGCGTAGCCGGCGGGCTTTGACCACTCGTGCCAGTTGCTCTGGTTGGAAGGCTTGTATTGGATGACGTAGCATCCGCCATCCTGCACGGTGCCCCACGCCGAGGGAGTCCACGTGAGATGCGCCCGGCTGATGACCGTGCCATCCGGCCGCACATAAAGGTCATTGGTGCCGCTTGAGATGCCCACGTTTGTGGGCGGTGGGATGCTCTTGCCGCTGGGCAGATTGGTCTTTACCGATAACGGAGCGGGGCTCTCGTCATTGGTCGACCAGTCATAGACGGCGCTGCAGGTCTCGCGCAACGTCATTTTGATGACCGGCACGGGGGCGCTGCCGGAAGTGGTCGACGTGCCCAACTTCAAATCTTGAATCTCAAAGTATTTATTAACCCAGCCCATCCGAGCAAGGCTCAAGGGGATGATATCCCCCACCGTAAAACGGATCGCCGAGAGCGGACAGCTGAGCGACACAGTCGTCGGTTGGCGCGTTTGCAAGAGCATTATTTTTGATATCCGCTGCGCCATCGAGGGCGACTGAGTAAAAGGCAGAGTGATATCCTGCCAGAGCCGCTCGCCGCCATCGGCGGCCATGTAGATGTTGCTGTAGATGGCGGGAAAGTCGGTCGCCTGATACTGGTTGTTCGGAGAGATATACGTGCCCTTGACGCCGTTAAAGAGGTCTTGGCGCTGAAGCGCCGATTGAATCTGCATCTTGTCGATGCAGTCCTTCTCGCTGAGTCCCCCGCTCTCAGGCGTCCTCCAAACTCCCGCGAAAGCTCTAAACTTTCCTCCGACATAGGGGCACAGTCCTGCCATCGACATCCGAAGGTTGGCGATCATCTGTTCCGGCCCCGTGGAGCTATCGAGCGTCCCATTGCACACATACCGTTTTTCCGTTGTCCCATCGCTTTTATTAACAATTTCGTCGCAATGATTGGCGGCAGCAATGAAGGTGGTGTCGTCAATTTCAGTTGCCGTGTCGGCACAAAGGCCATAGCGAGCATCCGTCAGGAAGTCCCGTAAACACAAGGCGGGATTGCTGCTAAAGGCCGTGGTGGAGTTTCGTGGATCATAGACTGGCTTGCCGCTAATCAAAGCGGTGACGGCCGGTAGTCCATTGGAGAATACTGAGGAATTGTACTTGAGCTTGATGTAGAGATAGGCGTTGCCACAGGCCATGCAGGTGCTATCCCACTTGTCGGGAGCGGCGGTGATAAGGTTTGCATCGGCGGCCTGGTTGTCGTCGCCCATGTGCTTGTAGACGGTGGCAAGCCCCGTGTAGTCGACGGTTTTGCCGGTGGAATCCACCCCTGTTTGCGCGTTCCCGTTGGCGTCGAGCGTGAGCAGATAATCATCAAACCAAATCTTGTCGTAGGAACTGATCTTGTGCCCCGCGAAGGCAACACAGATATGCAGGTACTCGTTATTGTTACCAGTCGAGTGTTGAAAGAAGATCGTCCCGCCGACCTTGGTCTGCCCGTAGATGATGCGCTTGGGATTATTGGCACCGTAACCCGTTACGGTGGTGCCGGACATCTGCCCGCTGACCGATTTGGGCTTCTGTTGCAAGAGCATGGAGGCTCCCGCCAGCACCGCGCCCAGGATAGCCTGTCCAATGACGGCTCCCGTGATCGCCATTGAACCGGCGGTGATCATCGCTCCTGCGGCGCCCGCTGCGGCGGCAAGGACAACAGGGATCGCGTGCGCCTGACTTGTAGCCAGGAGCATGAGTGCCATGACTGTGATAACTTTTTTCATCTCACACGATCGCCCAGCATTTTTTTATGAAAGACTTGTTGAGCTTGCAGAGTCCCCGTCCGTCAATGGGTGCCAGGGCATTGAAGCCATCCCAAATGGCGAGCATGTTTTCGCCGTTTATCTCCAAAAGCAGCAAATCTCCCCGCCGGATAAAATTAATTTCGCATTCTGTTGAGCCCAGGGGCTCCAAAATCTCCTCAGCCGACGCCTGTACCCCGCCGTGGGCTTCAAGCAGTTGTAGGGCTTCGTCGCGGGTTTTATAGGCCTCGCGCCAGTTTTGCAGGAGATCAAAGCCGGTTATTGCCTTAATACAGTCAGCGGCGAAGCAAAAGCAATCGGATTGCCCCCACGTGAACTCTTTCTGTCCGTACTCCTCCACCACCTCGTTGAACTTTGCCGGCCAGTTATCGACTCTCATGACGTCCTCCCCCATTCGGTTTGCTGGCCTTGCAGGGCGGCGATGTATTTAAAGGCGTTGTCATTGGGAAAATCGATGCGTTGATCCTGATCGTTGTAGCGGCGTTCCTTTGAGGTCATCATCCGCACCAGGCGGTTTTCAACGCTCACGGTGACCGTTGCGGTGTCGGGGCCGTCCTCGATCGTCATGGTGTCGAGCATCCCCGAAAAAAGGACAAAGGCGTCAATGAGTACAGGCGCACCGCTCGTGGGATTGGTCATGGCACCTAGGTAGACCGTGCAACGCCGGCCTTGGTACTGTTCCGCCAAGGCCTCCGAGACGATATTCGAAGGAATGCCGCTCAAGCTCATCGTGAAGTTTGCGGACTTGGTCTCTTCGGTATCCTGCATCTCGCCGATGCCTAGCAAAACGCCCTTGCCCAGGTAGGTATGTCCGTTATAGATCAGGTCGCTCGTATAGGAACTGATGTAGATGGGGCCGCTGTCGAGGATCAAATCGGCCATGAGAATGAGATTCGTCGGCGAAATGGTGAGCGCCGTGAGAAGATTACTGGAAAGTGTGCGGCTCATAGGGCTTCAATGGCGGTGAGGCTAAGCTCCTGATAGACGCCTCCGGCCTGAAGCGTGTAGATGAGGTCGCCGTTCAAGCGAAAGACGCCGACCGGATTAATCGTGGTGATGGGGGAATTGTCGGCGGTGCCTGGCCGGACACGGGGAAAAAGCGAGAGCGTGGCGTTGCCTCCCGCATCCGAATTGGCATCCTGTAAAACGCGGTAGAGGCGTGCGCTTGTCCCCGTACCGACTTGTAGGAAATCCCCCGCCTTGAGGATACCGGTGACATTCGCCGTCCAGCCATCGGTTGTGAGGGTTGCGGAATTATCCTGGTTTGCCCCATTGACGACCGGCAGTCCCGTGGCGACGCCCAAGGGCACCGCCTCGCTGCCGTACGGCCCAAAGAAAAAGGTGCCCGATCGCCCGCCGAGGGCGGTTAATATTGCCACCAGTTGCGAATTAAGCGTGCGATCCCCGCAGGGAAAGGTCGCCGACACCTCCCACCATTGCCCCAGCCAGGAGTAGACGTACTGCTGCCCCGTGTAGGGGGATTGCGAAAGCGCGTCCACGCACCTCTGCGTAAGCGTGTACTGCTTGGGAGCTTTGGGGAGTGTCAATGGAAAGGTAATGGGCATGAATCAAGTGGCGTTTCGGATGAGAGAACTGGCTCTGCCGCCGCGTCGCGCGACATCGGCGACGGTGGAAGCGATGGCTTCCTTGGCCTGGGCAATCATCGCCCTCATGGTGTTTTGCAGGTCTTGGTTCGTGTTGCCGGACAAGGTAAAGCTCTGGTTGACGACGATCCCGCCGCCGCCGGCCAGCGTGTTATGGGGGATGATGGAGCCGCTCATGCCGGGGATGAAAAGTTCAGGGCCTTGTTCGCCGACAAGATAGGGTGAGCCTCCTGATACCGGCCCGCCGGAAGCACGCTTGTTCCCCGTGGCCGTGGCCAGAGAATTCGCTGCAGAGTTCCCGCCGCTTCCCAGCTGAAGCCCAAAGAGACTTCCAAAAATACTTCCGATGCCGGTAGCCAGGGGCTTCGAGATGCTCTCGTAGATGAGCATTTTGCTGATCTGCTCAATGATCGTTTGCGCCAAATCCCTAAAGGCCTGTCCCACGCTCTTTGAACGAAAAATGATCTCGTCAAAGCTGTTCGTCATGTCGTTGGCCATGTTTCTTGTGGCCTCCGTCAGGATGTCGCTGTTGGTCTTCCCGTCCCCAAAGACATCCTTCATGGTATCCTTCAAGCTTTGGGCTTTCGCGACGGTAGCAGTTGTACTTGCGGCAGCTTTGTCGAGCGCGGCCTGGTAGTTCTCGACGCTTTTGCCCGCCTCTTGGGCGGCCTGCGCCACCTCGTGCGTTGAGGTCGCCATCTCCTTTTGCTTTTTATCCGCCTCGTCCAGGAGCTTGAAGCGCTCCATTGAATCCATGTACTCTTGCGCGGACTGGTAGGACACCGTGAAGGCCGACTTCACGAATTTGCCATTCTCCACGTGATACTGCGGCTTTGATGCTCCCGGCTGCGGCGGCAAGGGCACGCGCAGGGCGCCGATGCCCAACTGCACCGGAGGCGCCGTGGCGGCCTTGATATCCTCGGATATCTTCTTGAAAAAATCATTCCACGGCTCCAGCGCTTCTTTGGTTTTCTTGTAAAAAACATCGATCGCGGGATTGATGATCGACGCAAAACTCTCTCCAAAGGCCTTTGCCTTCTGCGTGAGCCTATCCCACTCCGTCATCTGGTTTTGCGCCCCCTTGGTCATATCGGCAAAGGCCTTGTTGACCTCCTCCTTGGTGGCGGCCACCTGTCCGTAGACGTTCTTCCAAGCACTCAGAAAATCATCGGCGTTCTTTCCAAAGACCTCGGAGAGTTTGGCTTTCTCCGTTCCCTCGGCCATCTGCGAGAGATAGGTGGCCGAATCCTTAAAGAACTTCGGCAGGTTTTGAATGTTCGGAACCTTCGCCAGATTATCGTAGCCCTTTCGCATGGCCGAGATCACCGTATCGACCTCATAACCCTTTTGCTCCAAAAGCCCTAGAAATACCGCCGACTCCTTCGCGCTAAAGCCGATATTTCGCAGTTCGGTGGCGCCCTTGGACATGTCCTCGTTGAGCTTGTCGAATCCAGCGCCTGTTTGATTGCTGACGGTGTAAAGAAGGTTTGTGTAGTCGTTGAACGCCCCCTCCGGCAGATTGTAGCGCGACATTCCGCCCACGGCGGTGCGCGTAAAGCCCTTTGCGTCGCCTCCGATGAGCTTCTGATAGGCGGCCACCTGCAGTGAGGCTTTCTCAAAGGCCTCGCCCGTAAGCTTGGTTGACTTCGCGATGGCGGCGATCGAGGCCGCGGCCTGTTCCGCCGAGACCGGCATGTTCGCAAAGACGCGCTCGTAGGTCTCCTTAATGTCCCCAAAGGAACGCCCCGTGGCCTTCGCGACTCCCTGCAGGGACTGCATCGTGCGCTGCACATCATTCAAGTACTTGACCGTCTCCGAGGCGGCAAAAGCCGCCACAAAGGTCTTAAAGCCCAAGGCCGCATCGGCAAAGGAACTCTTGACGTTCTTCGAGAAACCCTTCGCCTGTATCTGAATCTTGGCCAGTCCGTCCTGGAATTTGACGGAATTGACCTCGAAGCCGACGGTGAAGGTGCCCAGGCTCTTATTTGCCATGCGTCACCTCCTCCTTGGCTTTCTTGACCGCCATTGAAAAGGCCTTGGCCGCGGCCTCCATGCCCTCTTTTCGCGTCAGGTCGTTACCGGTGGCATCGGGTTTGTTGCCAAAGCCCAGGAGCTCATCGGCGCTCTTGATCTTCCGGTCGGAGCAATGCGTGAGATAGGTCATGTAGTTTACCCGCGCGACTTCCTTCGCAAGGAACTTCATCCACAAAAGAATATCCTCATCGCGCTGCTTTTTGAGCGCACGAATCTGCCGCGGCGTATAGGTGCGCGTTTCAAGCTCGGAGAGCCCCAGCGAGACTCGGCAATAAGCCCAGTAGCGCAGGAACTCTGCGTCTTCTTTACTTGCCTTCGGACTGGGGTGTTGGTTCGTCATCGCTTCCGACATCGGCGTTATAGACCGCGTCGCAGACCTTCAGTATCTCGCCGACTCCCTTGCTGGGGATAAGCCTGGCGATCTCGTCTTCGGTGCGGCTTTCGTTTTCGTTAAAGAGCCCCGCGAATACCATCCAAACAATGAATCCCGCCGGATCATCGCCCAAGTCGCTGAACTTCTTTTTGAGAATTCGCTCGGTCTTGTAGATGGAGTAAAACGAATAGGAAATGCTGTGCTTCCCATCGTTGAGTGTAAGTGTGCGGTCGATGTCCATAAATTAAGCGTAGGTGACCTCCGTTAAGGCTCCCGTGAGCCGGATGGTAAAGCTGGCGGTGACCTTGTCGTTGGGCCCCGCCGTGGCGATCTTGTGTTCGGTAAAAAAGCCTTGGAAGGTGTACATCTTGGGAGTCCCCAGATGCTGGAATTTCAAGGTGAAGTACAACGCCGCCGTTGACCCATTACCTGCGTAATTGGTCTCGATCATGGCCGTAACGTTGGAGTCGTAGTCGTACTCGTATTCTCCCGTGACTTCCCCATAGTCGGGAAGCCCTTTCATGTACTTCTCGAAGGTGTCCGAGAGCGAGGTGATATTAATCGACGAGGATTTGATCTGCGGGGCGTCAATCTTCGTGAGGTATTGCAGAGGATAGTACGTGGTACCATCCGACGAGAGCCACAAGGAGACTCCCTGCGTGATTGAGGGGTTTACTCCTGCGGTGGGGGTTTGATAGGTTGCGGGCATAGGTGTTTTAGGTTAGAAAATTGGGCTCCTGCAGGGTATAGAGGGTAAACTTCACCACCTGCGCGAAAAACTCCGGCTCAGTCTCGTGCTCCATGTTCGTCTCAAGGACGTGCACCCATTTGACGTTCGTTGCTCCGATCAGCCCGCAGTAGCAATCAATGGCATTGCGGAAAAGCGAGGCGATGCCGATGGCCTCTCCGTAGTCGCGGGAGAGCGCGGCGATTGTAAGCTCCGTCTCCCAATGCGGTTCATTGAGCATGGACAAATCTTTTGAGGGCATCGGCAGGGAAAGTTCGTAGATGGCGGCGGGGAAATCGCCCGAAACGGATTGCTCAACGCGGTAAGGATAGAGCTTTGTCCCGATCTGCGCGGCGATGGCAGCGTTGTTGAGGAAAAACTCCCGAATGGCGGCGGCAAAACTCATGCTTTAATCCTCCCGATGGAGTCGGCGACCTGCCGCTCGATGTCGCTTGTAAAGGCATTCAGAACCGCTTGCGCCGCGTTTCGGATGGCGGGAGCAAGGAACGGATGAGCGGTAGAGGCCTTGCGGTTATGACTCATGCGCGGTTGCCCCGTGTTCATGGCGTGGGTGCGCGCGTTCAGATGGCTCTCCGAGCCGAAACTGTTTCTAAAAATCCGATCGATCGCCCGCCCCGAACCCGCCCTGCGATTCGCGAGCCGCCTGGCTCTCTCGGCATCCGATTTTCTTCCAAACTCGACCAAATAATAATACTTGGGCGGCCTGACGGTCTCACCCTTCGAGGTGATGAAGGCCGAACGCGATTGCACGCCGATGCCTCCCCAGGTAATACCCCCGCCGCGAAGTTTCTTTGTTTTAATCGTCAGCGAGCGTCGCAAGGCGCCGGTCTTCACTGGCACGAGTTGCTGCGCCTGACGCAAGGCCGGTTGCAGCGCCTTATTAACGGCGGTCGTCAACCGCACATCCGTCAGGTCATACCCCGACCGCTGAACATTGCTCAAAAAATTGTTCCAACGGCTGTCGTCAAATTGAATGGAAAGGTCGTTCATCAGTTGTAGGGGGTGGTTCGGTCGCCGTACTTGCGGCAGTAGAGTTTGATCTGGTCATGGCGCCCGACATTGGTGACGCCCAAAATTTCGTAGACCTGATTTTTATAGAGGACGCGCATCTGTGCATTGACCCCGCAATGCGGATCGGTGGCACTCGCCCTCCAGCGAATCGTAAAGATCGCGCCAAGCTCGCTAAACATCGCCCGTGCGTGAATCATCTCGTTATTTTCGCACTCAACAATCGACGCGCGGCAGTTATAAAGGGTCGTCCAATTATTCGACAGCGAACCGTCGGGATTTTGGGTGCCATCGCGTTGCTGGATTTGGATTGCTCTATCGAAGTTGCTAAAGATCATAGGTCAGTCGTGCTCCATGCATGAGGTGTCGGATGCCATCGGGAAGGACATCCATGCGATAGCCTTGTCCGATAAAGACCGGCTGGCGTTGTTCAAAGAGATACCCCGCAAATTCCATGATGCAGCGCTGGACAAGCGGCGGGATGTCGGCGGGGTCGGTATAACCGGCCGTGAAGGCGATCTGCACGCTGCCAATCTGACCATCAGTCTCCGGCCACTTATTGCTCGTGGCGCTATTGAGGACAATAACCGGCGGCTTGGCGCCGTTGGCGTCGAAACGGTAAAACCCAGAATCAAGCGTCCGCTTAACGCCGTTTCTATCGTAGTATTGGATGGACGCAATGCTCGTGACCGGATAGCGCGCGAGTATAAGTTGCGCCTTGAAGAAGCGCTGCGCTTGAACGTAGCTCGTCGACATCAGGGCATAGCGCGTGAACTGCTCCACGTAGTCGCTCGCCGCTTTGATGTAGGTTGTGAGAATGTCATCCTCACCGTCATCATCGACGCGCAGGTGCTTTTTGACCGTTTCAAGCGGCACGGCCAGCGTGCTGCTGAGTGCTGTGCGCGTGATACTCGCCTCGTTGGAAAGTAGTCCCGTCATTTGACCTCCTTCTTGGACGCTTCCCCCTGCTGGTAGATGATCTCCTTGAGGCTCTCTCCAAAGAGATGCCGAAAAGCCGCATTGGGAGCGCCGTACTGCCCCTCCAACGCATCCCAGCGATGCTCAAGCTCCATAACGCTGCTGTGCTGGGCGACCACCACAGGAGTGGTGCACCCGCTAAGAAGCATCAGGCTTGCGATCAGTCCAATCATCAACGCTTTTTTGAGCATGGGAGGTGTCCTCGTTAATTTTGTTGAGTTTGTCCTCCCGCGTGTCCTGCTCATGCCAACGCCGGAACAGGATGGTCAGCACCAGCGAGGCAATCACCGCAAGACACGCAAGGATGGACAAAACAAGGTTCATTTGGTGGGCGCAGGGTCGGTCGGTGAAGCGTCCTTCGCGTGGATAAGCCCGACTCCCGCCATGATCGCGGCAAAGAGCGAGGATACGTCAACCTGCGTGCCTTTGAGCCACGTCATCGCGGCTCCGACAAGGGCAGTAAGAATGCTGAGCACTCCGAGGGTGGTGGTTTTCCAGTTTTTCATAGTGGTTTAGTGTTTGAGCAGAGAAAAAATCAGCATGACGCCGGTCGAGATGATCGCGGAGATAGCCGCCGTTCCGAAATTGGAAGCCCAGAGGTTGTTGCTTTTGATGTTCTTGATCTCGGTCTGAATGGCGGCCATGCCCCTGTCGACGGTGGAGGTCAAAGTGTCCACCTTCGTGTTGATCTCTTTGAGGTTCTGTTCGAATTTCGTCATAGTGATTTTAAAGTTCTCAATGTCCGCGCCGTGAACGGCGCAGCGCGTGGGATCGAAAGCATCCGGATTACGCAAGACTTCCATCACAGCCCCCTCCCTAGGGCGACCTGCAGGGCTTGCACCGCGCTGTAAAAGCCGGACTGTTGCTCCGGCGTCGTGACATTTCCAAAGTAGTAGTGAAAGCAGGACTGCCCGTCATCCAGGCCATCCCCCGCATTTGTCCAAGAGGAGCCCATGAAGAAGCGGTTGTAGCAGAAAAGATAGAAAGGAAGCGCTGCGGGGCTATTGCCCTGCGTGATGTCCTGCTTTGAGGGCGTCCCCGTGGCCACGGCGGTTCCGTTCTTGTAAATTTTAACCGTGGTGCCGCTTTCAAAGCCATTGATTGTCCAAAGCCCCTGCCGCTGGGCCGTCGTTGGATGCTCGACGCCGTAGGAGTATGCGACACCATCGCCGATCGAACCGTCAAAGCAGTCGCCCCCGAACTCCGAAGTGACGTGGTTCGGGTTATCCCAGCCGCGATCCATGAGTAAAAACCCATTGGCCGGAGTCGCATTGTTGTTTCGCTGCACTCCCATCATCTGCCGGTGGCCGTTTTGATTGTAGCCGCCAAAAGAACAGTCAAATTTTACGCGCCCGCCGTAGAGTCCGTAGTCGTTGCTGCCGGCCGTATTCGCGGTAAGCCCCGGATCGCCGTAACCGGTCGCGCCATCCGTCTGCGAACCCTTCGCATTATGGGTCATGGCACCATGCCAGGTTATTGTATTTGTGCCAGGGTTCCTGGCGTTCACCGCATGGGTTGCCGCTGTGCCTCCGATGTAGAGGTAGAGCGCCCGCATATCGTTCCACAGATTGATTGCTTTGAGCGCTCTGAAAAATTGAGAGACGACCTTCTTCTCCGTGGCCGTGGGCGTATAGCCCTTTGAGTTTTGCAGGTAGTCCAAATAGACCTTGCCGTCCGCGTCCAAAGACGCGCCAGGCGCGTTGTCGACCGCCGCAATGAGTGAGGTTTCTAGGGGGATTTCAACTGGAATCTCGGTTGTCATCAGTCGACGTAAATAGAGACAGAGGGGTTCGTGCCCGCGCCGACAAGCGTGGCGTAGACGCTGGTGTTAGAGTTGACCGTGACCAGGTGATAGCGCAACATGGACTGCAGCACCGTTGATTCAAAAGGAAAGGCGTCAAAGAAAGTGGCACCTCCGTCGCGCGAAAGCTGAAGCTTTGTGCGTCCGCCCTTCATATTGCCTTGGATCGTGATGCCCTTCGCGGAGCCATCTCCTGCGTAAAGCAAAACAGGGGTTCCGTTGTTGGAGGTGATGGTGGTTGGATTTGACATGGTGTTTTTGAGGTTAAGCCGCCGCCGGGATAGACCGGCGACGGCACAGGTTGTCAGTTTCAGGCCGCGATGGTGGTAGCCGCAGCGAAGGATTGCAGGCGCAGGACTTGCGCGTCGCAGTAGAGGTTGAAGCTCACGCGGACTTCGCGATTGATATCGAGAATCCACGGATTGACGATGACCTCCAGACCGCCCCACAGACCCACAACGAAGTCGCGCCAGTTTCCAAAGATCAGCGCGGAACGATTGGTGGTGGCTCCGAGGTTTGAGGGCACGTTCGGGGTAATGGCGCACTTGTAGCCGGCGTCGCCAAGCTCTCCATCCTCGTAGAGGTACACGGGGAACGTGGTACCGAGCTTCGGGGTCTTGCGGGCCAGCTTCTTGACCGAGGGGTTCGTCAGGTAGCCAAGGTTTCCCTGCAGAGCGTTGAAGTTCTCGACATTGGCCTCCATGCCCACAAGGTCATCCCAGGCAATCTTGAAGTTGGTGGCGTCGGCCAGCGTGTAGGCGGGCAGATTTGTAGTTGCAAGCAGTCCCGTCATGCCGTTCGTGGCACCATTGATGGCGGCCTTTTCGAGGTAGCTCATCAACTGAGTGGTCAGTTCGCTGACAACAAACTCCTGGACGTAGGGCACCTGCTTCATTTCCTGCTTGGAAATGTTGATGTAGGTCGTCAAGGGTTTCGGTGAGAGACTGACGCTGTCGAACTTGTATTGAGCCTGTCCGGCGTTGCCGATTTCAGTCGCAAACGAGGGATCGGCAATCGTTGTGTTGTCGTAGCCGGGGCGCGGCAGCTTCACCTGGCCTTCAAGTCCCTCGATGAACCGGACTCCAAGGTCGCGGAATACCTGAGGATTAAAAAGCATGTTGAGCGGCTGCATCACATCCGTTTGAATCAACTGGCCGCCCGCGTCCCCCGCTACCGCTATTTGACCCGTCGCGGTGATGTCATTGCCGGTGCGTTTCTGCAAGGCCATGATGTTGAGCGCCGTCCTTGGCACGATGAAGGAACCGGTTGTCTGCTGGGGTTCTACGCCGACCGCGCGCATTTCCTTTTCGCCTTCGGACATGACCTCTGCCTCAATGCCGTCCAAGGCAAGTCCCTGCGACTTCAGGCTGATGGCGCGGGCAAGACTGAAGCGCGCCATGTCGCGCAGGTCTCTCTTCGAGTAATCGGGTTTGTATTTGGCCGGAGGGGCTTTGAGGGCGCGCTCGAACTCGTCGGCACGATTAATGGCGGCATTGCCGGCCTTCACCGCGTCGATGTCGCGGGTGAGGCTCTCAAGCCGTTTGTTGATTTCAGCGAGGCGAGAATTCTCGGCATCGCTAAAACCGCGTTTTTCACTCTCGACGGCGGAGTTGATCTTTTTCAACTCGTCCGTCAACGAGCGATATTCTTTTATGAGATGTTCCATAGGTTTAATTGGTGTTGGTGGATTTCAAGCCGCCGTTTAGAGAGGCTTAAAGCGTTGTGGCCAAGAGCAGACCTTGGCTTGATAAATTTCTCAAAGTCAGGGAGCGAGCGTGCGGATATTTTCGTCGCCGGATAGGCGGGAAAGGTTACCACACTCACCTCCGCCAAGAGCCGCACCCTCGTAATTGTCCGAATGCAGCATTCCTCGCCTTCGTCATTGACTCCATCCGTGTAATCAATCGACTCCCAGTCCGGCAGGAACCCGAAGCTCATGCCGTCGATGTTTCCCGCCTCAATGTTCTTGACCAAATCATCGGCCAGCACCGTGTCGGTGAGCCTTATCTGACAACGCAGCCCTGTCGGGTCGCATAGCAAGCTCAAGGTTCCGGCCTTGGTGCGCCCCAGCACCGCCCCCGTGTCATGGTTATAAAGCGCGCGGACATCGGGGCTCCCCCTCAAACACTCGTCCAAGCTCCCCGGCGCCATCTTCTCGTAGATCGCCCGGCCATCCGGCATTTCTCCCAAGGGTTCGCTCAGGGAATTGAATACTACCGCCAAGCCTTCCAGCACTCGCCCCGCGTTCCCCTCAAGAGAGCGAACCTTCAATCCACCGTGGTCGGCAGAACGTATCGTCAGGTATTCCAAATTATTTCTCGTTTCGTGTATCATGGTTTTTCCTCTGGAGGCTTGGGCGGGGTTGGCGGTTGGTTGGCATCTGCATTGCCGGGGCGCATGTTAAGCGGGGTCAAAAATTCATCGCCACCCACGTAGGGGCTCAAGCCCAGCTTTTCGCGCACCTCGTTGCGGGACATGATGCCGTTGACGACCGCAAGCTGATACGCTTGATAGGTGGCCAGCATCTCGGCGCGATTGATCGCGTCCAAATCAAACTTGTAGAAATAATTCTTCCCGTAGGCGGGGTTCGGGATAAGGAGCTTTCTTTTACACTCGCGTTCAAACTTCACGATGATGGGCAGTATGGTCTCGCGCAGGTAGGAAGAATTCTCGGACTCGATGTTGTTGAAAGAGGATTTATCCAAGATTCCAATCTTGTGCGGCTGAACCTTGAAGAAACGCGCGATGCTCTTGTCGACCGCCGTCATAATCTGCTCGTACTGGCTGTCCAGGAGCGTATCGGTCGTCTTGTCGAACTTTCCTCCCTGTTCAACGATGATCGTCTTGCCCGCGTTGCTGACCCCCGAATGCAATTCCTCCAGGCTGCGCTTCAAATTGGCGCGCGCGTCCTCGCCCAAAGCTTCAGGGAACGACAGCACGCCGCTTGAGGCGTTGTAGTTCTTGAACCAATTGACGCCGTGCGAAAGCAACTGCAGCGCAAGCATAAGCGTAGGCTTGAGCATCCGAATGGGGTCGACCGCCGTTATTCCGTCCTTCGTGAAATTGCGGATATGCAGCACCTCCGGCTCATAGCGGCGCAGCACTTTTCCGCTTGTGAGGTAGAGCTCGTAGGAGATAACTCCGCCCTCCTGATAGGTCAGGTGGCGCCATACATCCAAGGGGTACAGAAATGGGGTGCCGTAGTTGTTGTAGACGATATCGCAAAACCAAAAGCCGCGTAAAAGATAGCTCTGAATGAAGGCATGGATGAGGTCGGAAGTGGAGATGTCCTCGTTGGGCTCCAAAGAGAGCTTGTCGTAAAGAATCGTATCGTCAGCCAGGACGTTTTGCTTGCCCTCCTTGCGGTAGAGTTCGATGGGGGCCGTGGAGAGCGTGCCGGCAATCGAGTTGATGCACGCGACCACCGAGGGAACCTGTATCGCCGTCTCCGGTGTGGCTTCTGTGCGGATCTGCTCGCTGTAAAGCGAGATTGCCGAGCTTAGGATCGTGGGATTGTACAGCGCCTGAACCTCTTTCGTCTGTACCGACCGCTGAAAGAGTTTCCCTATCGCGCCAATTGTGTTTTGAAGAATTCCTGCCACCTTGGGCTCAAGTCTGGTTGCCTCTTAAAGCGCCAACAATGCGGGAGCAGGAGTAGTTTGAGACAGGAGAGTAGCGGGAGACAAAAGAGTCGTTGATTACTTATGAAGATAGCACTAGACTTTAACCAGAGATGAATAAGGAACCCTCCCAAATTGTCCTTTACTCCACGCCGGATGGTAGCACTAAACTGCAGGTGCGCCTGGAAAATGAGACCGTATGGCTTACCCAGGATCAGATGGCGGAGCTTTTTAATAAATCGAAATCGACCATCAATGAGCATATTCAGAATATTTACGAAGAAAAAGAGTTGGTAGAATCAGAGACTATGAGAAAATTCGGAAATTCCGAATTTTCTACAAAACCCACAAATTACTACAGTCTCGATGTCATTATTTCAGTGGGTTACCGCGTAAAGTCTCTTCAAGGCACGCAGTTCAGGATATGGGCGACCCAGCGGCTCAAAGAGTATATTGTCAAAGGTTTTACGCTTGACGATGAACGCTTAAAGCAGGGCGGCGCACGCTCAAGGTATTTTGAAGAACTGCTCCAGCGTATCCGCGATATTCGTAGCAGTGAACGGAACTTTTATCAAAAAGTCACGGACATCTATGCCACCAGCATTGACTATCTGAAAGACGACAAGTTGACCCAGCTGTTCTTTGCGACGGTTCAGAATAAAATGCATTTTGCTGTACATGGGCATACCGCCGCCGAGATCATCGTCAAAAGGGCTGATTCCAAGAAACCGTTGATGGGCCTCACGAGCTTTAAAGGGAACTACATAACTCCCCAAGATGCCAAGATCGCCAAGAACTACTTGGCTGAGGATGAACTACAAAAGCTTAACCTTATTGTATCGCTTTATCTAGACTTTGCTGAACTGCAGGCTATCGAAAAGCACCCGATGAAAATGGCAGACTGGGTAAGAAAGCTGGATGACTTTTTAAGAGTAAGTGGACGTAAGCTTCTGGATAATGCGGGAAGCGTGAGTGCGGAATTGGCGGCTAAGAAAGCCGAGGAAGAGTACGTTAAGTACCGCAAAGCGGAGGATAAAAACTATATTTCAGACTTTGACCGCGAGATGAAGAAAATAAAGAAAGAAAAAAGGGAGTCTTCCTAACCTTTCGGCTTTGTGCACCAAGCTGGTGCACAAAGGCTAAATGATTTGTGCAGCAGCCTGTTGCACAATTATACAATCAACAAACCTCGATCCTTATACACGCTATTGAGCTTGTCTTTCTCCGCCCCTGCCATGAAGGCCGAGCAAGCCATGACCAGCGCCACAATCCCGTCAATGCGCTGATTCCTCCCGCGCAAGCCCTCAGGCTTCACCGGCCGCATATTGTCGTTGTTGTCGCGGTAGACCTCCACATTCGTCGCCATCCAGTTGAGTACGGGGTTGTTGGGATGCTTCAATTTCCCTTCAATGATAAGCGACTCAAAGAAAGAGGACGGCTGACCGTAATTTCTGACAGTCTGTTCAAATTTCCCGATGTCGGGGATATCCTTTTCCACTCGTTGCGCTACATAGGCCGCCTTCCACGGGTCAACGATCAGCTGCTTGATTTTATAGAGCTTTTTCAACTCAAGGATTTTGTCGACGACCTGATTCTGGTCGATGAGCGCACCTTCGCAAGGGATGATGTAACCGTCCTGCATCCATTGTTCATAGGGCACCTGATCGTCGAAGCTCCGCGCCTTGATCGTTTCCCTTGGCATGAAGAAAAACGGTAGGCTCCAATAAACCCCGTCCTTCTTAAAGACCAGCACAAGCGCCGTCAGGTCGGTCGTCAAAGACATATCCAAGGCCGCCACGCATTCCGTGCCCAAGAGTTGCGGGTACTCGTTGCTGCCGCATGAGAGCCACTTCTCCTGATTGAGCCAGGAGCTTGACGACGAGACCCAAATGTTGAGATGGAATTGCTTGAAGTCGTTCTGCAGTCGCGGGCTTTCGCGCGCCTTGAGAAACTCGTCACGCAAGACTTCGAGTTTTGGAGTGATTCCCAGCGATGGATTGGCCTTGAGCCAGTTCTTCTCGTCCGTCCAGTCGTCCTTCGGATCAAGCGCGTAGATTTTAACCAAGTAGTGCGGGTTCTTCAGCGAATCGCGCAAAACCGACTGATCGTAGCACCAGCGATCCCAGGCAAACTCATTCTTGCGCTCTCCAGCCGTCCCGATGGTGATAAAAATCGGCTGTCGACGGCTTCGGCGGGATTTTGAGAGTGCCGAGTACAATTCGCTGTCGGTCTGGTTCCAAATCTCGTCCAAAACCGCGATGTGCGGGCTTTTCCCGTGAAAGTTCTTTCCTTCTGCGCTCACCGCCCCGAAAATGTTCGTATCCCAAAGCTCCAAGCCGCTTGTCGGATGCACAATCTTCCGGCGATAGATCAACTCCCCGTAGCTTTCCGTGAATTTGTCCTTAAGGAAGGGGCTGTTCTCAACAAACCGTTGAGCCTTGGTGTAGCAAGAGTCCGCTTGCTTGCGCGACTTTGCCCCCACGTATCCCTCGGCGCTTGGCTCGTCGTCATTGCAAATCCCATCCAGGCACAAGCCCGCCGCAAACTCCGTCTTGCCGCCTCCCTTCGCAATCCAGATCGCGCCCTCACGGTAGCGCCTTAAGCCGGTTTCCTTGAGCCTCCAGCCGTAGAAATTTGCCACCCAGTCATCCTGCCAGTCGTTCAGGATGAACGGTTCTCCGGCGAATTCCCCCTCAAAGTGAAAAAGACACTTCTCGAAAAAGAATTTGTGCTTGAGGTAGGCCGCCTTGTCCCAAAAGTAGAGTTCATATTCGTTTTGTTTGTGGATTATTTCGGTCATGAAAAGTGGCCTCCTTGTCCGCCTGGCGCTTTAGGATTTCGCTGATGTCGTCGCTCGTGGAAACCTCCACGTTGTCAACTGACGCTGCGATTTGCTTCATGTCCTGTTTGATCTCGGCTAGGCGCCTGGGCTTTTCCACCACGCTCACGCGTTGACGCATTCTCGGCGTCATCCCAAAGCCGTCCAGATAGTTCTGATAGTCCCGCAAGGCGGATTTTTTGAGCCGGTCAAGCGGGTTGATGATAAGTTGCTGGTTCGCCCCGCGCGTCACGGGTGTTTTGTCAACAATCTCCTTGTAGCGCACATAGGTCGCCCAGGCCTCGCACATGATCTCCAAGGCGCTGCCATCAGCCTCGGTCAAGACCCCCGCCTCGTAGAGCATGGGCGCAAGCTTATCCCATTGCTTTGAGGCAACCGGCGAGAGCGTGTCGGGCTTGATCGGCATCTCCACCTTGAACCTCGGCTCGACCTTTGACCGTGCTGTGACTGGACCGCGCGCGCCCATTTAGATTTTCTTCACCTCCAGTCCATAGTTGACGCAGCGCTCCAAGATGACGCCGCAATATTTCTCGGAGAGTTCCATCGCGTAGCACTTTCGCTGCATGATCGACGCGGCGATAATCTGACTGCCGCTTCCGGCAAAGGGTTCGTAGCAGATAGCGCCCAATTCGGTGTGCTGACGCATCGGTATCATAAAGAGCTGGGGTGGCTTCGGGGTCGGATGTTCCGGGCGTTCTTTGCCGTCCAAAGAGTCAACCTCCCACACGGTCGAGAGAGCATCGTAGTCGACGCTCTGATTCAGGTCTCCGCCGTCTTGCAGAAACTTCCACACCGTGGGCCCGCTGTACTTTGTCTTGCGCGCGGGCTTATTCCCTTTCTTCCAGCCCATCAGACACGGCTCATGCTGCCAGGCATACCAGCTGTAGCTGATGACCGGCTTGTTTTTGACCCATATAATCGTCAGATGCTCCAGGATGCCATTTGCGCCAAAGGCCTCACGCAACAGTTGCGACCCTGCCTTGCCGGCGTGCCACACATAAACCGGCGCGCTCTCAACGATGGCGTGTGAGTAAGCCACCTGCAGGAAGGTCTTGTAAAGTTCCACGTTCTCGGAGGAATCCCAATCCTTGCCTTCCTCCCAATTGACGTTGTTGTCCGGACGGCTGCCGGTATAGTTGACCAGGTAGGGCGGGTCGGTATTGAGTAGCTCCGCTCGTTGGCCGGCCATAAGGGCCTCCACGTCCGCCTGCGAGGTGCTGTCGCCGCACATGAGCCTATGCTGCCCGCCGATGAGGTAAATATCTCCGCGCTTGACGCCCCACTTTTCGCCCAAGGCCTTTGAACGCTCCACAAGGCCGTTTGGGTTCTCCTTTTCATCGACAATCTCTGGCTGCAGGAATGCGCTCAGGTCGCCTTCGGCCATACCCAAGGCACCCAAGTCGATCTTGCCATTCAAGCCTAAAACCAGTTCCTTCAGTTTCTCGTCATCGCCCACGGCCAACTCCGCGATCTTGTTATCGGCAATCATGTCGGCGTATTCTTCCGCTTCATTGGCATACTCCTGCGTCTCCACCGGTACCTGCGTCCAGCCTTTCAATTTGGCCGCCTGTAGCCTCCCATGCCCCTTTGTGATAAAGCCCGATCGCTTACTGACGACGATCGGCGCCCTCCAGCCATTGAGTTCAATCACGCGGGCAAGCTTTTCAAGCTGCTCCGCCGGATGGGTGTTCGGGTTCTTGGGGTTCTCTATGAGCTTGTCCGTGGGGGAAAGCTCGGTGTAGCGGCAGTAGATGGCAGGTGTGGGCATTTTATGGATAAAAAGTGTTGTTTCCGACTTTTTCACGAAAACTAGTTAGTTTTTGAAATGAGGAGGCGGGTGCGGTTTTGCGGGTTTTTCTCCTGGAGATGACACCCCCCTTACCCCCGCGGGAGGCAGGGTACAGGCGAATAGGCTTTAAACGCACCATAGATACCAGCCTCCTTCGCTGCGCTTGCGGACGGTGTAGTGCTTGCCGTTGCGCTCCATCGCCTTGCTCAGGCTCTTGACATCGCTCTCGCTCTCAAGGGGGCCATAAGACTGGCTGGGCTTGATTAAAGCGGCGATCGACTGCCACTTGCGTATGGGCTCAGGCAAGGGGATGTCGTCGCGGATCTCCGGCCTGACGGTCATGGGTCGGGAACGTTCAGGGATGATGGTGGTAGGCATAGATCGTTTATGTTTGCTTGCCATAGGTTGCGGGGTACTTTTGATAGTCGGCCACCGTCTTGCGTGCGTGGCACTCGATGCAGAGCGTCTGGCAGTTTGAGCGGTCAAGTTTCCTGTTAGGATTGACGGCAACAGGTTCGGCGTGGTCGATGCGCGCCTCGCGACGATAAAGGATCAGTTTGCCGCATCTTGCGCATATCGGGTGCTTGGCGTACTCGCCATCGCTGACCTGCTTCCATCGCCAGCCATACCCGCGTTTGCTTGCGGGTGGTCGCTTGTCCTCACGCGGTGGCGTGGCACTCCGAAAGCGGGACATGATTGCCTCGCTCTCGGCATTCGGATTGTAGCGTCGCACAGGCATGGCTTAAAAAAGCTCCAGGCCGCTCCACTTGACTCCCACAAGGATCAGCCTGAAGGCCAGTCCCATGATGAAGCCAAAGGAAACAAGCATGGTCGCCAGTACAAGCGGCACAAGGATGGTGGTTAGGATTGCGTTGATGATTTTCATTGTTTTGTTTCGGGTGGATTTATGATTTTTAAGATTTCGTAGGCGACTTGCGGGACGATGGCATTTCCGAGGGCTTTAATTCTGTGTGTCCGTTGGGGTAGCCCATTACCCATTCCACAAAGGCCGGTTGCAGCCTCAAACCAGTTTGCGTAGCGCCAATGCTCGAATGGATAACCTCGCCAAAGTTGCTCTTCCCACGATCCGTTATCGCCGCACGGCAGTCCTGCGCCTTGGGCGTCGGCAAAAGATTGATCACATTGTTGATCCCCTGCTGGCGGCAGTTGTTGCTCCTGCGATCTCCCGCCGTGGGCGTCGGGAGAAGCGAAATGACCGTCGCTATGTTGGGCGAGTACCCCGGACTCTGGTACGGCGTGAACTTGCTCGCTCTCGGCGTTGGAAGCAACTGATTCGCGAGCACGTCGCGCAAATTGCTCAATTGCTTGCGTCCAGGTCTCGTCACGTGGCGTTCTTTCCAAAGTGCGCGCGGCGTCTTGGGTGCCATGCCGTCCAGGCAGTTCGGGGTCGGCAACAGCCGTACAACGTGTTCCAGCGTCGGTGACTGTTCCGACGAGGACGGGTTGCTGGCTCTCGGTGTGGGCAACAATCCAGACCCTGTCTCGTCGGTGCGGGGCGTTGACGGCGCAAGCTGGAATAATAAACGCCCTAGCGGTGTAACCTTCAGCTTCCAAGTCAGCAAGCGTGCGGTCGAGTTCCATCGTGACGAACCCAGCAACGTTTTCTCCAACGACCCAAGCGGGCCTGTATTCCTTGATAACTCTGAACATTTCAGGCCAGAGGTCACGAGGGTCGTCTCGGCCTCGTTGCTTTCCGGCGGTGGAAAAAGGCTGGCAGGGGAAGCCGCCGGTGATGAGGTTGATTTCACCAGGGATTGTGGTTTTTGTAATGGTTCGAATGTCTCCATAGTTTTTGATTTTTGGCCAATGCTTCTTCAGAACTGCCGAGGCAAAAGGATCAATCTCGCTAAAGCCTACCGTCCGAATGCCCGCCCAGCGTGCTGCCAGGGTAAAGCCTCCGATTCCACTGAACAGATCGAGATGATTCACTTTTTGCGCTACTGCAGCCCTCTTGCTAAGGTTATTGTCAGTTGCAAATTGTCATCGGAGACTTGTAGCCGTTCGGCCAATTGCCCTTTGCGGATGGAGTCCCGAACGATCTCAAGCGCCTGAGCTTCACTCCTGGCCGAGAGCAAAAGGTCGAGATTCTTGACCGTGACCTTGTAAGTTTTCCATTCGTTAGGCATGGACGACCTCCTCCGGTACAAACCAATATTTGAAGATACCATCGGTGTCATAGCCCGAAGGAACGTTAAAGCCCCCGTACTGCGGTTTACGAAGATCGCGGAGACTGGAGGATAAGCTCGTTTGACTTGGGCGTTTCTTTGTATTCGGCGGGGTGATAAACTCAATCACCTCATCGACGCTGAACTTTTGGTTCGGATGCGAACGCAGGAACTTCAAGGCTCTCGTCCTTTGGTGCTCGGTTGACTTCGGATCGTAACAGCCTTGCGAATTATAGACCTCGTCGAAGGTAGCCCGTGTGTGCAGCTTCTCTCCAACGGCCTGTACTTTCATTGGTAAGTCTAGTTGCATGTCTTTTCCTCCTTTTTTGAAAATTCAATGTCGATTGCCAGCATCTCCCGCTTGGCTTCTTCGAGGCTTAGCCCCGTTTTTTCAAGTTTCTCGATATCGGTTTCTTTGCGGATTTCATAGAGTCCGAAAATTCTCTTCCTTGCCCGCAACTGCTCGCGTTTGTTGCGCTGGGCATCAGACAGGCGTGGCCTCATAGGGTATTCCTTTCGCCAGCAATCCGTTTAATGGTCGGTGCAGATTCTTGTATTTTCATTTCTAAACCGTGTTTAAATCTTATTTAAACCTTTTAAACAAAAACACAACTGTTTTATTTTAATCTTCTAAATCTTATTAACTTATTAGTGTCAGTTAACGCTTAAAGTAGCTAAACTTACATTCAACAAACCGCCTTCACATCAATTTGATTTCGGATTTTTTCAAACATTTCCCTTTCGGACGGCAGGGCATTTTTGTCATATTGCATGTAGAATTGGGTGTTGTTGAAAAATTCATCTCGTTGGGCTTTGGTTCCCTTCTCTTTGATGTAATCAGAAATGATCTCATACCTACTTTTGCGTTTGCCATTTTTGAAGTTATTCACATGCGCGCCCTTCTTCTCATATTTAATTCTCTCTTTAATACTCTCCTCCGTCTGTGGACGTGGGCTGCCCCCCTTTGCAACCGCCCCCTGCCTCCGGCCAAGGGCGGTATCAGACTCCGTCTGCAGCCGTGGGCTGCCTCCGCCTATAGACGTGGGCTGAATGACAACATTCCGCAGTTTCCGCAGCATCACGCGCCCATTAAATCTCTGCTCTACATAGCCAATTTTCTTCAGCTTGGAGCACCGTTCGCCCACCCATTTCTCCTTGCAACCGACAAACTCCCCAATATGCCTGTTGCTGGCATAGCACCAGCCCGGCACCTTGCTTTTTTTGCTTTTGCTGAGCGCGTCAATCTCAGCAAGGATCAGCCAGTCAATCGGTATCAGCCGATCATCTTCCATCCACTCCACGGGGATAAAAAATCCCGTGAAGCCTCTCTCCGGCTTCTCGTAGGGCTCGTCACCCATAGCTACTCCTCCAGCAATTCAACCATCTCAAAGCCTCCTTCGGGGCGCTTTAGAAAGTCGACCGGAGTGCGCATCTCACGCAAGAATTTCTTCGTGATCTCATAGTTCTTCACCCACTCCCTTTCTTCGTGGCGTTTGGCTATAATTTCAGATTTTGATAAGCTCTCGGCGTGTTTGCTTTTACCCTTGTGAATGTTTTTCATAGAGGAAATCGCAGTCATAAAACCAGGCTTCTACTCATATTTGTCCAGCATTGGTTTAAATGATTTAACAAAGACAAAAGACAACTTAGGGTTATGTCAACATGAATCTTGAATAATTTAAGACACAAAGGCTAAATATATTTTAGTTTTTCTAGCTTGAAATGATTGAAAAACTGTTTATCTTGGGTTTTAATTAAACGAAATGAGTATAAAGACGAAAAGTAGAAACGGTGCAGAAATGGCCGTGGAAGGAGTTCAGTTGTTCAAAAACCCCGACTTTGTAAAAGGAGGAGGCCATAGCTTGCGCAACCTCAAGGTCGGTTGTTATGACAGCAAAGGAAACCTGATTGCCGTTTATCCGAATGTAAAAATCACCGTCTCGCACATCATGCGAGCCAACCAGGACAGGTTCAGTCAGAGCTATATCTCGACAAAATTGTATCGCATCCTGAAAAAAGAAGAACCCAAAGAGTTCTTTAACTACTACTGGAAGTATCAAAATGACTAAGCCCAACGAAATACCCGATCCTCGAAACTGGAAGGACGGAATGTACATAGTCGGCAAACCTGATTTTACGGTTGATAGCCGCAAACGCCATCGGCGGATCTCCTGCAAGGATGCCGAGGGCAATCTTGTTGCGCTCTTCGATACGGTTGAGGTCGCCGCGAATTATGTGGCCAGCAAGGTCGGCTTCTCAATGGAGTATGTCCGCAACAAGATTTACAAAGGCATCAACAAGAAAGATGTCCTTTTTGGTTACGTCTGGGAGGACTACAAAGAGTAG